GACGATATTACGCGCCGCGGTAATCAAGTACGTTTTGCACTTGATGAAACATTTTTGCGCGCTGATACTTTGGCGCGTTTGGAAGCTATAGAAAAAATGCTAAATCTAGGTTTAATTGATTTAGAGCAGGCGCAAAGTATGGAAGAACTAAGCCCAACCGGACTAACAGAGAGGCCCACAAATGCTATTAACGTTTAGCGGCAACATAGAGGCAGTAGATAACGGCGATAGGCGCACGATTAGCGGCAAAATTGCACCGTATGGAGAAGTAGGTAACACAAGCGCCGGGCGCGTAGTTTTTGCAGAAAACTCTATAATCGTGCCAGAGCCAAGCAAGGTAAAACTTTTAATGCAACACGATAACAGCAAGCCGGTAGGACGTATGCAAAGCGTTACCAGTAATAAGACCGGGTTATATGCCAGCTTTAAGGTAAGTGCTAGCACCCGCGGTAGTGATGCAATTTTGCTTGCACAGGAACAGCTAATGGACGGGCTTAGCGTAGGCGTAGAGGTAGAAGACTCACGCCAAGAAAAAGATTATCTGCTAGTTACGGCTGCTACCTTAAAAGAGGTATCTCTAGTAGAGAGCGCTGCATTTCCAAGCGCTGCCGTGTTAAAAATTGCTGCACAAGAAAACGCAGTAGATGAAAACCAACCAACAGAAACGACAGGAGAAACCGTGGATAAAGCCCCGGACGAAGTAGCAGCGGAAGGCACTTACCTGCCAGACGGTGCAACAGTAACGCTAAAAAGCGTTAGCTATAAAGATGATGAAGCCGAGGGCGCTACTCAACCAGTAGAAGCCGCGCGCAAAATTATCAAGCCAAGTGCATTAAACTCACAAAGAGTACGCACACCTATTGTAAATATGGGTGCATACACAGAGCATAAAATCAAAGCTGCTCTAGGTGATGAAACTAGCCGTCTATATGTAACAGCGGCAGATGATGATTTTTCTACAAACCCTGCATTTAATCCAACACAGTACCTAACAGAGTTTGTAACAAATACCCGTTTTGGCACACCTGCTATTGATGCTTGCTCACAGGGTACATTACCTGCTAGCGGTATGACCATAAGCGTACCCTCATTGGTTACGTCAGCCGGTGGACAGGCAGGCGTAGCACCTGTAGTAACAGTTGAAGCTGAAGGCGGCGCTGTTCAAAATACAGGTATGGTTACACAATATCTATCTGGAACTGTCTCCAAGTACAGCGGTATGAACACCCTCAGTGTTGAGCTACTTTCAAGGTCAGAACCTAATTTTTATGCTGAGCTTACGGCCCAACTTCAAAACGCTTACTTAAAGACTATTGATACTGCTGTATTAACTGCATTACTTGCAGCAGGTATGAACGGCACAAACACTACAGCCGACCTAGACGGTATTGTAGATTTTGCTGCTGAAGGCGCACAAACTATTTACACAAATACCGGATACTTTGCACAAAATTACTTAGCTAACCCTGCACAATGGGGCGCTCTAATTTCAGCGCAAGACACTACAAAGCGACCAGTATTTACAGCTTTGCAGCCAATGAACGCAGCCGGACAAGTTGCACCTACCTCTATCCGTGGCTCTGTATTGGGCTTAGATTTGTATGTAGATAAAAACTTTACAGCTACTACATTTGATGACGATAGCGCAATTATTTTAGCGCCAGAGGCATTTACTGTTTACCGTAGCCCTCAGGCTTATATGTCTGTAAACGTAGTATCAAATCTACAAGTACAGGTAGCTATTTATGGCTTTATGGCAACTATTGCAAAGATGCCTAACGGTATCTTAAAGTATAAGAAAACCTGATAAATAAATAACTAATAGTCTGGTAGGGCCTTAGCCCTTTGGCTCTACCAGACCTACAAAGAAAGGTACAAATATGCCGGCTACTTACGTTACAGCTGCTACGTTAAAAGCATCTTTAGGCGTTGGCACTTTGTACGACTCTTACACTTGGATAGAGGACACCTGCCAAGCTGCCCAAGATTTAATTAACGGGTTTTTATGGTTTGACTCTGCCCCGGTAGTGGGAACTGCATTAGTAAACAATGTAGCTACCGTGATGATAGCCAACCCCGGCCTGTTTACTACTGGTCAATCCGTTACTGTAGCCGGGGCTGGCGCTACTTTTAACGGCACTTATACAATTACTGGCACAATACCGTTTAGCGCTGGCACAAGTAATTTATTACCAGCTTTTAATTTTCAACTTAATTATTACCAATACCCACAGGGTTTTAGCTTTATACAATATGCAAAAACGGCAGCTGACCAAAACTTTAGACGTGTATTACCTAGCGGTACTATGACCGGTGATGATACAAAGACGGCTACCTACGCTAATACACCTGCTATAAACGCAGCTGCACTTATGCTAGCTGAGAATATCTGGACAAGCCGTTTTAGCACACAAAACGGCGGCGTAAGCGTAGACGGTTACAGCCCTAGCCCTTTTAAGATGAGTAATACTTTAATGGCATCTATACGCGGTTTGTTAGCGCCGTATCTATCGCCTAACGCTATGGTGGGATAATGCCAACCGCCATAACTACACTACGCAGCACTATAGCCGCTGCCTTAGCTAATAACGCTGTTTGGAGCACCTTTAGTTACCCGCCAAGTACAATAGTAGCTAACAGCGTAGTAGTAGCACCGGCAGACCCATACCTCACGCCTAGCAATAATAAGCAAGCGACTATAGCGCCTATGGCTAATTTCAAAATTATTATGACCGTGCCAATGTTTTCTAATGAAGGCAACCTACAAGGCATAGAAGATACGATAGTAGCCGTGTTTAATAAATTGGCTGCTAGCTCTATTGTATTTAACGTTACCGCTGTAACTGCACCTAGCGTTTTAACGTTACCTAGCGGCGACTTACTAACAAGTGATTTACAAATATCCGTACTAACGAGCTGGAGCTAAAATGGCACTAACAGACGAAGATAAAGCGTTTCTAATCAAGATAGGGCAAGAATTGCCTAAAGAGGTTAAAGAAACAAAGAAAAAAGAAACACCCGTACAAACACCGACACAAGAAACAGAGGTATAACAAATGGCAATTTTCCTATCTAACGGCGTAGTAGTTACGCTCAATAGCGTGGACTTATCAGACCACGTTACTAGCGCGACTATTAACCGTAGCTTTGATGAGCTGGAAGTAACAGCTATGGGCGATACCGCGCATAAGTTTGTAAAAGGCTTGGAAGCTAGCACTATTACGCTTGATTTTCTAAATGATAATGCAGCAAGCGGTTCAGGTGCAGTACGCGCCGCGTTGCAAGCTGCGTGGGGTACTACTGTAGCGCTAACACTTAAGCAAACTAGCGCCGCTATATCTACAACGAACCCAGAATATCAAACTACAATTTTGGTGAACAATACAACAGATATTAACGGCGCTGTTGGGGATATTAGTAGCCAGAGCCTTACATTTACTTGTAACTCACCTATCGTAGTAGACACCACACCATAACTAAAACAAAGGGGCAACAATGGCAAAACTTAAAATAACAAGGGCAGACGGCAGCGTAACCGAGCATAAGATTACGCCCCGTATTGAGTATGCCTTTGAGCAGTATGCTAAAAAAGGTTTTCACAAAGCCTTTAGAGATGATGAAAAGCAAAGCGACGTTTACTGGCTAGCTTGGGAGTGTTTACGCACTAGCGGCGAGGTAGTAAAAAGTTACGGGGCAGATTTTCTAGAAACCTTAGCTAAAGTTGAGGTACTAGATGATGACCCTTTGGAATAGTGGGGCGCGGTAGCTTTGGCTATCTAATCGCACAAATTGCGGTAGAGACAGGCATAGCGCCCCAGTATTTATTAGACTTAGATGATGTAATGTTTAAGAATATATTAAAGGTTTTAACAGACAGAGCTAAGGCGGTGCAAGATGCCAACAGAGTTAAGAGGCGCTATTGAAGCGCGCAAAGCTCTAAAAAAGTTTGAGCCCGATTTAGCAAAAAGCATACAAAAAGAAATGGCTACTTTGCTAAAACCTATTGCTAAAACAGCACAAGGTTTTATACCTAGCACAGTTTTAAGCGGCTGGTCTAAGCCTTTATCTAGTGAGGCAATAAATTATAGGCCGTTTCCTAAATTTGATTTAAGCGCTGCTAAAAAAGGCATAGGTTATAGAACTAGCCCTAGCAAGCCTAATAGAAATGGGTTTAGAGCTTTAGCGCGCATAGTAAATACCAGCGCTGCCGGCACAATATACGAAACTAGCGGGCGCAAAAACCCACAAGGCAGGCCACAGGGCAACACTAAAGATAGCTCACAAAGCCTAAACCCTAACGCTGGTAAACAATTTATAGATGCGCTAGATGCTACAGGGCGCATAGTAGATGCTAACAATATGACGGGGGCAGGGCGTAGGTCTAATAAAATGAAAGGCCGCGCTATTTATAGAGCGTGGGCTGAAGACGGCGGCAAGACTAATGCAGCTGTGTTAAAAAGCATACAAAAAACTAAAGATTTATTTAATAAAAATATGGCACAGGTACGCTAATGGCTGTAGACCCACAAGTAGTAGTAAATATAGCCTCTGAGTTCACAGGTAAAAAAGCGTTTAACGAGGCGGGTAAAGCTACCTCTAAATTAGACAAGAATATAAAAAACTTAGCTAAAGGTTTATTAGCAGCGTTTAGCGTTAGGGCTATAGTCAATTTTGGCAAAGAGTCTGTAAAAGCATTTCAAGATGCAGAAAAAGAAGCGGCGCAATTACGCACGCAGCTAGACTCATTAAACTTAGGTTTTGCTGCCCCGTTTATAGGGCAGTTTATAGACAAGTTAGCCCTAGCTACAGGCAAGGCAGGCGGCGAGCTCAACGCCGCGTTTATTAGCCTTTCACAAGGTACGCAAAATGTTACAGATGCACAAAAATTATTAAACGTTGCTTTAGATGTAAGCGCTGGTACCTCTACAGATTTAAAGACAGTAACTACAGCGTTGCAGCGCGCCTATTTAGGAGATGTAAACGCCTTAGCACGTTTGAGAATTGGCTATACCACAGCTAATCTAGCAGGGCGTGATTTTGATGAGGTTTTGACAGAGATAACAGAAAAGTTTAAGGGCTCATCTAGTCAAGCCGCCGACACTTTAGCCGGCAAAATGGCTAGGCTATCTGAAGCCACAGAGCAGGCTAAAGAAGCGTTTGGAGCAGGCTTTGTAAAAGGTTTGGAAAATAGCGGAGCGGCTGTAGAGGATTTACAAAAAGACGTAATAAGTTTAGGTGATGCGTTTGGCTATGCAGCCGGTCAAGCTACAGGTTTCTTTTCACAGACTTTTAACGATTTAATAAAGTTTTTTGAAACAGATGAAGGCGCGATAGCACAATTTGCGCGTAGTCTTATTAAATCGCAAGGTGAGGTAAATCGTAAAAATGAAAAGGCTAACAGCGCGGCACTACGTGCCCGTAACGCAATTTTAAAAATAGAGGCAAAAAATCTAACTACGTTAAAAAATTCAACTAAAGAAAAAGAAAAACAGGCAGCGCTAGATAAAGCGGCCCTAGCACTTGGCAAGGGTGAAGATGTTTTTGATTTAGATAAGATACAAATACAAGCCGCTATATTAAGTAAACAAGATGAAATAAACAGGCTAGGTACAGCTGCTACAGACCAGCAAAAATTACAGCTAGCTAATGAGGCACAGCGCCTAACAGTAAAACGGTTAATGCTAGAGTTAGAAGATGCTATAGCAGATAAAGACGTAAAACGTGCTACTACCTTATCTGAGCAATTAAATAAAGAGCTAGCTATATTAGCTACTTTGCAAAATCAAACTTATAAATTAACAGATATAGATAAGATTTTAGATAGTTTTGTACCTAAAGATTTAATAAACCTAAAAAACCTAGATGATGCTATAGCTAAACTTATGGCTATTATGGGTATGCGTTTTGATTTTCTAAGCCCGATTATACCTAGTACAAGAAATGCTAATGATAGCATTTTAGATGAAGATATAGCTAGCCGTTATAAATCAGGTGACCCAAATGCTATTAGAGCTGTAGAGGCCCACGCAGACGCTCTTAGTGCCTTGGCTGAGTCAGAGTTAGCGTTAGCAGATGCGCTTTTTGCTGAAAGTGAGCGCGCATTAAATATAGCTACAGCAAGCCTTACAAGCGCGGCTTTGCCAGACTTTTTTAACCCGGCGGCTTTCCGTATGCGTGATGAACCTATACGCGTAGAAATCATAGATAAAACTAGCGGTCTTATTGAAGTAGTACAAAATGCAGTTATAGAAAATACCCGCTATGGCAATTCTTTAACCTATACTGGAAATGTAATAGCACAATGACGTTACCGACAATAAACGCGGTGATTAACTTTAGTACTGGCCCTAGCTTTGCCCAAGCTATGATTTTAGGTGAGGGTATATTAGATACAAATATATTAAGCGATAGCGCGGCTGTAATTGTAGATGTATCTAATGTAGTAGATAGCATACAAACTAAAAGAGGCCGTAACGCACAAGCCGATAGATTTCAGACCGGCACACTTACATTACGCATAGTAGACCAAAACGGCGATTTTAACCCGCAAAATCCCGGCAGCCCTTATTTTGGCTTGCTTGACCCTATGCGTAAAGTAGCTATATCGGCTACTTATAACAGCGTTACTTACCCTATCTTTAGCGGATTTATTACTAGCTATAGCACTACTACGCCTAAAAATGCGCTTGATGTTGTTTATACCACAATAACGGCGGTAGATGCGTTTAGACTTGCCCAAAATGCACAAATAGCCACAGTAACAGGGGCTACCGCGGGTAACCTATCCGGCACACGCATTAATCAAATATTAGACCAGATAGGTTGGCCTATCTCTATGCGTGACGTAGATGCAGGGCTAACTACGCTACAGGCAGACCCCGGCACGGCCCGTACTAGCCTTGCAGCTATGGAAACGGTGACTCTAAGTGAGTACGGGGCGCTTTATGTAGATGCTACGGGCAGCTTTGTATTTCAAGATAGGCAGGTAACTACAGCTAGCATAGGTGGCACACCTACCGTGTTTAACGATAATGGCACAAATATAGGTTATTTTGATGCGGTTTGGCGCTTAGATGATACGTTGGTTTATAATCAAGCTAGCATTACTCGTACGGGTGGCACGGCACAATTAGCTACAGATGCAGCTAGCGTAGCTAAGTATTTTGCACACAGCTATAACCAACAAAATCTACTAATGCAAACAGATGCTGTAGCCCTAGATTACGCCCAAGCCTATGTAGCTAGCCGTAAAGAAACCTCTATAAGATGTGATGCCATTACCCTAGATTTATACACAGATAACTA